AGCATATTCAGCCACAGCATTACGATTAATTACAGGTGCAGTAGGTTGGACTGCTGCTGTAAGCGACAATCAAGGCAAGTTGGCCTATTGGAACACAACATTATCAGCCTGGGCTTATGTGGCAACTGACGCAAGTGTGTAATTAACAACAGGGGTAATTATACCCCTGTTTTTCATGTTGACTGAACTGGGTAAATATGAATACGAAGAATAGCATAGAACCAATTGCAATTACTCCCAAAGAAGTAAGAGCAATTAAATTGAAACAGCAGAAGCAGAGTAAGTTGCGACAACGCGAACTTGACGGGATACTAAAAAAGGAATTAGCAAGATGTCGCAAATTGACGCAACTGACGCAAGACTAAGCACTCATGAGGAAATCTGTGCATTACGATATGCAGCCATAGAACATAAGATGCAGATGATTGATCACAGATTTGACAAAATTGAAACTGATATTAAAGAACTCAAAGACAGCAATAGTAAAACACTCACTGAAATTAAGGGCATGTTAACTTCAGCTAAAGATGAGAAGTTCAAAGTAATGATCACAGTGGCTGGAACTGTTGTAGTTGCATTACTTGGCATGCTTAGTTATATTGTTATACATTTAAAATGATATGCCAAAATATGACGACTATGAAGATGAGATTGGCCCTCTTAGTGCTGCTGCTCGTGAAAGCTTGGCTACTCGTTCTGAGAACATCAATACTAATACTACTAACACCAATTCTGTTACTAATGATGTGTCTGCGAGTTTGTCTGCCCAAGCCCACGCAGGTGCTGTCACTGCTAGTCAAGGTGCTGAGTCTACGGTAGCTAATACCAACACAGATTGGATCAACAACAAATATCGCCCTGCAATGGGGTGGGTGTATATGGGCATCTGTATATTTGATTTTATACTTGCTCCTATCGCCTGGACTGCAATACAAGCAATTGCTCATGGATCTATTGCCAATCAATGGGCACCACTTAGTCTTGGTGGAGGTGGATTGCTGCATGTGGCATTTGGTGCAGTGATTGGTATCTCCGCATTTGGACGCACACGGGAAAAACTTGAAGGCCGAGCATAGGTTAAAACACCCGACTGCAATACGCATATATAAGATATGCGAGAAGAAAAAATAAACAAATGGTTTCCAGTAGATAAGAATAATAAACTATCCTTTCCTACTCCACAAAGTATCCTACGTGAATCTGTAGGTGCGTCTGAATACAAATTTCTCTGTAAGACCGCTAACACTGATCATATCAGGGCTGCTGTTATTATGCCTGCTCGTAGTTCTTATGAACATTTGCTCACAGCACCGTGGGCATTGATCTACAAGACTAAACTATGGGTAATGATTATTGTTAGTATTTCTGAACCAACCAAATGGTTAGATATAGCAAAAAGTTCTGGTGCAATTGCGTGGCAAAAAGGATCAAGTCAAACTGTATTATATCAATGGGAACGACCTGATATGGATCAGCATGGACTTGAAGTGCGTCCCTGCAATACTGGATTGGTAACTGATGAACTTGCTAAAGCATTTCAATTAAAACGACCTAATGCACCACGTCGACAAACCAAAGATTACGATTATGATGAAATGATGAAAGATATTAAAGATAATAAATTGACTTATGTGGCAATGGCTGAAAAATACAACATCAGTCGTATCACTGTGATGACCAATGCACACAGAGCCGGATACAAACATTTGCGAGCAGGGAAATCTCATGTCACGGCGTAAACCCACAATATTATTACAAGACATAGATGAAAATTATCGAGCATATGAAGTATGTGCAGCAGATCACGTCTATGCAGTGTGCTACCAAGGTAAACCATTTACACTTCGTATGCATCCCAACATTGAAGTGCAGTTAACTGGACCAAAATATGTTAAGAGTAGTTTCACAAATTCAGGCCATGCCTTTAATCTTGCTGAAAAACTAAACATAAGATTTAACACAGAAGAATTTAATGTAATGTTGATGTCACCTGAAAGGGTTCTGAGAGAACTGAGTTGAAAGAATTCAGTTGGATAGATTTATCTGGTAATCCTTATAAAAAGCCCCAGGGCAATCCCAGAACCTGGATAGGTTCTGCCACTGGATCAAGTCCTGGGCTCTCAGTGATAGAACTCACAGATCTAAATCCAATGAAACTTAATGTAGGTGGCATATGGGCCAGAGCAGCGGGATATCCGGCTGTAGACATTCCTCATCGAGCAATTTATAAATTATCTAAAACTTTAATTGCAGCTTGCTGGCAAGTGCCCGAAGATCAGATCAACACAGCACAAATGTTAATTAAAAATAGTAATCCTGAAGCTGTCTGGTATGCAGCCGCAGAAGTGGTATTGCCAGCCAGTGAATTTGCTGCTGCGTTACCAAACGGGCCAGCTGGCAGATTTGATCATGCAGTGTTGTATAGATTCTTTGAACAGGGTTTTACTCCTGTGCAGATTGCAAGATCTACCAATACTCTAGATAACACATTGAACTATGTGTATCGCAAATGGAAAAGTGGGCATAGTCCAGTTTATAGTCATAATGCCACAAGGACTTTAAATAAAGCAGGAATGTTATCAGATATGCAAAGCGGGCTTACCAGTGCCGAGATCAGTATAAAATATGATTGCACTGTTGTGACCGTGAATAAACTGGCAAAACTGCATAATCTTACGTTAAATCGCCCTGTTAGAGATAAAAGTAGTGCTACGATGCTAGAGTAGATCTGCAGGTGGTTATTTCTCACAAATGTAGCCTAAGACAACACAAAACTATTCATTATAGAGTATTTTTTATCCTTAGATACGAAATAACAGGACCCTTTCGCGTTAGCAGTAAACAGTTGATCAGACTGTCCAGGTGATCTATTATCGAGTCGCTATTAAGAGGAAACTTACAAAGGCCTATTATCAGTAGCTTTGATGCGACTCTAACACTGCCATTGCAACAGCGCATGATTTATTTATGCTAATAGCTATTATAAGTTGCAGCCAAAACAAAATCTGCAATTATTTCGCCATAACTCAGCTTTTTTGACGATTCTAAGTAAATATCTTTAACAGCAACTTATGTTGTTGTATTAAAGGAAACTTATGACATTCATCAATCAGCAATATGCTATTGTAGACCAATTTAAAAGTATCAGTCGTCTTGCTGGACCAATGACAACCGTAAACATGCGTGGTATCAATGACAATAAACATTATCACACATATGTGGTCAACACATATCGTAACGCAAAGTATTGGCAATCCATCTTAGATAATCCCGAGCAGGGTCATATTGTAGTCTTTGCAAATGGTAAATTGAGCAAATCAAATCAAATTGATGCTGACTCAATGCCTGTTATTATTGCCAGTGCTTCAACTATAGATATACATGCTATTGTAGATGAACTGCATGGAGTTAAACCAAAACATCGTAAACCTACAGAAGCAGAAGTGCTGGCACAATTTGCTCGAATGGAAACTATGGTCCGGGATTTATTTGTATGATTTATTACGTGAACCATAATGTATGCAACACACTTGAAGATGCTGAAGAAGTTCAGGACCTATATCGAGCAGCTGGAGCAGTAGTAGATATCTTAACTGAAACAGAATACTTTCTGACTCTGAAAGATGGCTATCTTGCAGATTGCAACGTAACGATATCTATAGTATAATAATAATTGATCAACAATTTAAGAGGAACAACAAATGAACAATCAACAACAAATAGAATTAATGCCAGGTCTAATGCCAGGTCTATATAATCCAGATTTAAAATGGCATGCTATACAGGTAACCATTGGCGAATGGGCCACTGCCAAAGGTAAGAGCGTCGAAGCAACTATACAATGTAAAACAGATAAGACTCAACGTTGGGGTGATTGTGCATTGATGTTAAAGATGAAGTTACAAGGCAGAAGTCGCAATACACGTAAACAAGAATACGATTTGACTGAATTATGCATAGAGCATAATGAAACTGGTGTGCGAGACTTCATGTTATCTAATAGAGAACGATTAGGAGAAGAAGTATCTGCTGTAGCAAAAAATGATAATCCAACCTGGAAGCAAGCATATTTACGTAGTGGATTTGGACGTGAACCCGGAGTGTTTATACCTGGGCATGCAGGCTATAAACCATTAAACCCAGCTGTATTCGGATTCTTTGATCGAGGCTCAATGACATTTGGATTACAAATTGGAAACTTTAAACACATTACTACATTGCCAACCAAACTAAGTGTAGCACAAAAGGCCAAGGGATTTATTGCATATGACTTATGGTTGCTGGATCCAATGGTGTTTACTCCCACAATTGGTGAGAGTGCTAATGATAGACTTAACCGTTTTGTATCTAACAAGGCGCTAACATAATACAGTATAAGAGTATTAAGTAGTATTAAGAAGTATAAAGAGTAGTCAGCATTTCGCGATGCAAAACGACTGACGCTACGCCTATTTCTTTCCCTACGGGATCACTCGTGTTCACTCGTGAGGAAGTCAGAGGGGTCATGAGAGAGAGACAAAGAGTTTGAGAGAGTTCCGAAAATAAACCAATTTAAAATGAAAACAATTGAACAACCAAAACGCATGGGTCGCCCACCTAAACCAAATGGACCAATTAGTAATCGAGATAGACAGCAACGTTGGAGAGATCGAGTTAAATCTGATGCTGATAAGTTGTTGGCAATCATAAGTAATGTTAACACGGCTTAATCCTCTGACTATGTTACGATTAAGTTATCTACAAGACTACCTTAGGACTGTATTAGATCGCCCCAGCTCTTGCAGGCTTATGGGGCTTTCTTTTGGCTATCTAGATCTCGAGTTAGTGATGTAAATATTATATAATAAAAATCTTAAACCATTATGAATATACGTAAATCAAAGATCATTGTAATTGAATCAGAGATGCAATGTGTCTGTATCTATTCAAATCGGATACCTATGATCACACTTAATTTCAGTATTGAAACTACGCCTGAACAAATCAAGTCCTGGGCTCAGTTGCATTATGATCAACCTGATATTGCTATATTACCTAACACATAAGTTTAAACTAAATTTCCATAATAATTATAAGTAAATTGCAAGTTAGTTACTTTACTTGTATAACTATTTCTTTTTTGAATAGACTGAAAGTCCCTAGTTTCTCTGATTCTAGGGGCCTTTCTTTTGACTAAGTAATAGTATAAGATTTGGAGATATGCAGTTATGAAAATATCGAGTGGCCCACCCAATCCTACGAGTTATAAACAAATAGAAGTATTGAGTGAAGTAGTGAATATTCAATGGTATCCGGAAGCGTTGATGAATGGGAACTACGGTAGTTGTCATACCGAAGATCGTGAAATACGAGTCCGCAATAATCTGACTGGGCAGCAATGCTTAGATACATTTATACACGAAGTTAATCATTATATTAGCGAAAAGTGTAACATTGATCTGACAGAACATCAAGTGCATCAACTTGGTATGGCCTGGGCCAATATATTCCAAGCAAACCCAGAACTACTGGGATTTATTGCCGAAAGGACAACTGAAGAAGATGAACGAAGAACAAAATAATAACGATAATGATCGAGCTAAACCTGGACCAAAAGGTGTGCATAAGTGGGGCACAATTACCAAAGAGGGAATCAAAGTTGGGCGTGAAGGCATTGTAGTGCCACCTGATGAGATTGAACATTTGGCCAGTTTAGGTGTATCTGATCGTGAGATTGCTGCATACTTCAATGTGCATGAAAACACACTCAGATATAATTTTAAGGAATTTCTGGTAAAAGGAAGACATAGACTTAAAGTAACGCTGCGTCAAGCACAACTGCGTGTGGCATTAGATGGTAATCCCACAATGCTTATCTGGTTAGGTAAGAATATACTCAGTCAAAATGATGCAGGCACTAC